TTATTTTCCTAAGTCTTTGAGGACTTGTTTCGCGGTTGACTCCGCTTCTTTTTGTGACTTAAACGTATCGACAGAATCACCATCGATAGTTAGTTGAAATCCTTTCGAACCTTTAGTGATGACAACCGGATAACCAGACATCTTCTTGTTGAAGACTACTTTATCCTTTGCCTCACGAATTTCTTGAAAAGTTTTCACAATAAGTCCCCTTTAGGAGTATTTATACAAAAAAATATTTATAACTAAAATTTATTCAATATCCGACTCAGATTCTTCAGATTCTAATGCAGCTAGTAACTCTGCCTCAATTTCACCATCTGTGACTTCTAAGTCTTCGGCTTCAACACCATTGAATATTTGATCTGCGACAGAAACCTTTTCGGCATTTAGCGTATCTTGTACTTTATCGCCTAGAATATCTTTAAACATACTCTCTGCGTTGCTGAAATCGCCAACCTGTAATGCATTGACAAAGTCCAATGTTGGGTTTACTTCTAATTCCTGTTTCAGTTCTAAATCTATTTCATTCATTATTAATAGTCCTCTTCTGCATCATCACTATTGGCGTTTTCGGATTCGACCTGTTTCGCCATATTTTCGATGTCCTCATCATTGAACATCATTACGTTTTTCATTACCCACTCACGTGAGAAGTATTCACCGACATAACTAGAAATCTGATCCATTGTCTGTAGACGTTCACGCAGAAGTTCTGCATCTTTCATCTCAGTGAAATGGTTGTCTCTAGAGAAGTCGACCTGAATCTGATTCTTCCAACCTTCCCAGTCCTGTTCGGTACATATACCTTTTAATATAAGTTGCTTCTTTAGAATACCAATAAACAACTGGGCGAACTTTTTACGCAGACGGTCAATGAACTTTTGGAACTTGACTTCGTCACGGTTGATTTCTGTTGTACGGCCCAAGGAGAACTGAGACTCTTGTTCCAAACGCGACAGCGGTACGTTCAACGAACGGTACAACTTCTTTTGGAAATAAATAATGTCGTCAATCTGCCCTAGGTTTTCACCGCCTGGTAGAGTACTTATCTCTGTCCCACGACCACCTTCTCGACGTGGCAACCAAAAGTCTTCGAGCATTGACATGTGCTTTCGGTCATCTTTAATTTCACCATTGTTCGCGTCGTAAACAATCTTGTTGCGGTAACGAGCCATGATGTCTTTAATGTGTTGTTCTGCTTTACCCTTCGGTAAGTTACCTACGTCAATGTAGAATATACGACGTTCGGGTGCACGTGCGAGACGATAGATAACCAATGAGTCTTCCATCATACGCAACTGGTTTACGGGTTTCATTGCCTTCTGTAGATACGATAGTACACGTTTCTTACTGGTATCTAAAAGGCCTGAAGTGACATATGAAACAGAATCCGAAGTTAACTTTATGCCGTTATTTGCACCGGCACGTTCTTGATAGATGTAGAAATCGTTAGTCTTATCTACGATCTTTGCACCCGTTTTCGCATCCTTTTTATATTGCACCTCTTTTACTTTACGAATCTTAGTTGAATCGACAGGACGTACTTCTTGAATACCTGCTTTTATATTCGAGTCATTTACTACTAGGTGATGATAAATTCGTCCATCGACATACCATGAACGGAACATATCGTGACCATACTCTTCGAAATTCAACATGGAGACAACTCCATCGAACTCTTCTGTGATAGTCTTTTTGATTTTATCTGAGATTTCAACCTTGTCTAGATTAACAGTGACAGAGCTTTCTAATTCTGACGAAACGATTGCTTCGTTAATGATGTCTTCAATTGCAGCATCGCACTCTGGGTGCTCTGCCATCTGACGATATTTCTTAATTAATTCTTGGTTATCCTTCGCAGCAGTGCCTTCCATATCGACATACTGACCGAAGTAAGAACCAGAGGCAGTGACGTATCCAGCGCCATCTTCATCCACCTTTGGAACGATAGAAGGAGCTTTTTCACTTTCTTGTTTTAGCTTCTGAACTTTCTTTAACTCAAATCCAAATGCTTGGAATACATTGTCTGCCATATTACCCTCTTATAATAAATTGGGGGTGGAGAACCACCCCCGTCATATTACTTATAATACCCTTAACTAGTGGTATTTGACTCCCAGTACTGAATTGAAAATGCTACTTCGAACTCTTCGACAGCATCATTAGTATCATATGATAAGTCAATCTGACCAACACTGTTAGGAAAACAACCACGGAAGTTATATGTCTTTAATACACTTCCATCTTTATCTAGTTGTTCTACAATTAGGTCCGCTTGATATCCGACTGGATTAGTAATCCCCGAATTTGCACTATGACCGTTGATTCCGTTCATCCATCGTTCCATTGCGTCACGAACTTCAAAACCAGTATCGTTCATTATGGTTACTGTCCAATCTTCGAAGGTACGATCACCTGCGATCTTTAGAACACGACCACGGAAAGGTACATCAATTGCTGGAACAGTTGATGCTGGTAATTGCGCAGATTTGCACATGAATGATGTTAGTTCGGCATCACCGCCGGCATAGGCTGGGAAATTTACGGTTGCGCGGAATAAATTAGCACGTGCGCCGCCACCCTTTAGTTTTGCTTTGAAATCATCTACTCTTAATGACATGATTATCCCCCTTATATGCCAACGACTTCTTCAAACTCAACACCAGTTCGGACAGCTACGAAGTTTAAAGTTACGTAGTTGATTGAACGTGCTGGTTTGATGAAGCAAGATGCAATAAATTCGTTGCGGTCAACAACTTCTGGAGTATTGTTTGTATCATCACAAACAACACGGAAGTCAGTGATACCACGACGACCCTGAATTTCACGTAGGAATGGTTCTACGATGTTTACGAACTCAGCACGAGTAAACTCATCGTTGAATTCGAACATTACGTTTTCTCCAGCGCGACTAATCGCTCTTTCGATGACTAGGAATAGTCGACGAACGTTGATGCGATCGAATGCAGATGGACGTGAAAGGTGAGTCTTGTCACCAAACAACATAATACCTTGGCCCGGTGAACTAACTATCGGGTTTACGCCCGACTTGTACATAACATCACGTTCTGTTTTGCTTGGGTTAACTAGTACCTCTGTGACACCTACGTATTGACCGCGGCGTGAACCTGCTGGTGAGAACCAAGGAGCAGAGACTGCATCTGTTGCAGCCATAACACCCGCTGTTGAAGATGCTGCTGGAATCCATTCATACTTATCTTCGTACTTATTGTAAACTTTGATGTGGTTACCATCAACAACTAGATAAGAAGAATTTTCTGACAAAGCAGAAACATAACTTCCAATACCGGCCGAAATACTGTCATTTAAAAGATCTTGATATTTCACGGATGCTACCGCAACACAATCTTTTCGTTGCACTGCAATCGAGTTTAAGTATTTGTGTATACTTGGAGCCACAGACTGTGCACCGGCTGGAGCAATTAGAAAATCAATTTGAAGGTCTTCTTTGTTTGCGAATGCGTCATATCCCGTAGTGTACTCACCTTGTGTGAGTTGTCCGTTGCTATCACCACCTGCCAATTGGTAATCACCTATGATAGGTGCTGAGTCTATATTACCTGCATCGTCGTCGAAGTCTACTGTGTTAACAGTGATCCAAGATGACTGTGAATTAATAACGTCAAGTACAAAGTTGTTAGAACCGTTTTCTAGTCTAGCACCCTGTTCAACAGATAAAAATTCAAACTGTTCTAGAACCGTGTGTGGAGTAGTTGAAGTGTCAACAACAATGACGTGAATCTCGTTTTTAGTATCGTCTGGAGCTGATGAGAATTTTGATGCATAATTCCATCCTGAAAATTCCGCTCCACCAGCAACAGAGACAAAAATGTTATCTCCAAGTTTGCCTGGATTCTTTGCGGTAAATATACCGAACGAAGAAGCATATGATTGATCATCACTTCCGGCACGAACAACGTACAGAGAAGAAGAATATTTTAGGAAATACGAAGCAGAGAGAAAATCTCCGGAGTACGCATCACCCATGTTTGGGGTGCCAAATACAGCAGCCAGTTCAGATTCGTTACCGACTAGAACAGGTGTGTTTACTGGTCCCCAGTTAAAGTCACCTACAATAGCGCCAGTCGTAGAAGTGACCGAAGGCACAGTGCCCGTTAGGTCAATTTCTTTTATCTGAACTGCTGGTGACTCGGAGAATTTAAGAGTCATAATAGTGTCCTTTTAGTTAAGGTATAATAAGTTAAACATAATACGGAAAATAAATCAATGTATCTATTTATACTTTCCGAATATTTACCATAAGTCGGGTTCGTAGTCTTTCCATCCAGCTGTGCTATAAGGGTCATATCTATCTTCGGTTGGAATGTAATCACTACCATCATCGATAATTCCGAACGGCGGTATATCATCCTCAATCTCTTTCATCCGCTGATCAAACAACATCTGTTTGATATTAACGTCAGCAACATTACCGAACGATTGCGTCCCAACAAAGTATCCAAACATTACTAGATTCATCATCAAGTCATCATGATTACCATCACTGGCCTCAAATGATGTTCCTCTGGATACGAATGTAGATATCTCCATGATAGTATTCTCATCAACAATATCTAGTTTGTGACCTTCAATAATATCCTTAATTGAAGAGCATCCTATTCTCTTTACCTTTCTATCCATACGAATACCGATAGCATCTGCTTTTATTGCAGACTCTAGGTGAATATTCTCATATTCTAGATCCTGATAAAGACCTACGCACACTACCATACCTTGGTCATTATTCTCTACGACGACATACGCCTCGTTGTATACTGTCGCATACTTGTATATAATATTAGGATATAGTATCGGTGATATTCTATTATTGCGGTATACACAAACCTGCTTGAAAGGTTGAACCGATACGTCAATTATATTAAATGTAGAATAATCCTGACCTCGCCCTTGACAAACATCGACAGTCATGATATACTGGTGTTCTTCGATAGGTTCTTGATACACTAAAAGATCTCCACCTTCATACCGATGGATAGGTTCTCTGGCACGTAAATCTAGAAGTACTTGACCCTCAATAAGAGTATTACCAGTACCAAAGAAAGTATTACCAAACTCTTGATCAAACTGTAATTGAGATGTGTTAGCAATTGTTTGTGCTTTCCATTTATCATCACGGCCAGGTACATCCCACCAGTCTACACGGAATGGTTTATACTCATTCACTCCTTGCACGGCACCTTCCCATAGTTTCTGATACGTGTTACCGATACCGTTAGCAGTACTTGTTATGATAACCTTTGTATCTTTACCAGATGAGATTACTGGATATGTAGATGTGTAGAACTCAGCGGCATTCTCTACAAACGCAAACTCATCTAAGAATAGAAGGTTAACCGACATACCACGAATGGATGATCCAGATGTTGCAGCTGCGACAATACGAGAGTTGTTCGAGAATTCTAATGACCCTTTATTAAGCGCCTTGCATCCTGGCTGTAAAAAGAACGGAAGATTTTCCAACATGAGTGTCACACGTGCCAACATCTCACGTGCAGTTGCGCCTTTATTTGCAAGGATTGCAATGGTTTTCTCTGGGTGAAATAAGGTGTACCATAAAAGGTATCCTACGGATGAGATGGACTTACCAGACTGTCGACATGCCAGTACAATAGAAAACCGATTATCACTGAAGTGTTCGAACATTTGTTCTTGATAATCATATAGTTTAAATGGAACTAAACCTTTGTCTAGATGAATGACCTTGACATACTTCTTACAGAAATATGCTGGGTTTTTCATGCATTTCTTATACTCACGTAGTTTCTTGGCGTCCCACTCTTCTGCGACACCATCTTTCTTTACTAATGGATTACCTAAGTAAGAGTTTTTTGTATAACTACTCATCTTCGTCGTCGTGGTCTATAGTTTTTTCATCACCCATCAGCATACGCTGAAGGTCTGTGGTGGAACCGACGAATAGATTATTATTAGTAGTTGCGGCTTCGGAAGGTCTATCTTCTTTAGTAAGTTCTTTCTGTTTCTTGTTAAGATCCATTAGTTTATCATTAACATCTGCGATGCCTTTGATCATACCAGATAGAACCTCAAACGCACGAGGGTGTTCACTCTCACGTGCGACTTCAATCATGAGCTCTAGAGACTCACGACCCTTTTCAATTAGGTCATAATAAGTGTCACGAGAATATTCATAATCTTGTTCATGAACAAAGTTTTTCTTCTGCTCATCGTCAAAGATAGCAGGTGGTTTACTGTTGTCTCTCATAATATATTTCCTGATTATTCTGGGGAAATTATCTCAGTGTTGAACCCATAGTCTCCGTCTGGACTAACATCTATAGGATCTGGGGTTGTATTTACAATAGATCCCGCAGTATCTTCTGGATTATCTATAAGATTAAGATTCGTGGTTACCTCTCGGATAATAGGCCCTGTGTTTTCTGGTCCATAGAAGTTAACTTTCATCTCAAACGTCAACGTATATACAATCGTCCGTCTTTGCTCAATCGCACCCTCATAATCATCAGCAAAGTCTAGTCCTGATAATATGACAGGGACATCTTCCTTTATGTTTGGTTCATCAGCAAAAGGTTTTACGGTCAACGTGTATTGTGGTGCGAAGTATGGTATAATTTGCTCTACGACTTGTAATGCATCATCCTGTGATTTGGCATATACTGATAGAGAGAATCCTACGGTGTAAGGAACTCCGACATAGATCTTTCTCTTAGATCCGGTCTCAGTAGATATAACAGATCCAAATCCATTAACTTTAGGGAGTTGTCGGGTTGGGTCATATGTTATAGAAGAAATCTCAAAAGACATGCGAGGAAGCTTTACTGCAACTCTTCTTTCTGCGCTTTCTCCGTTTTCCATTTCAGATAGGCGTTCTAAGAATGACCTTTTAGGAGCATAAGATAATGGTACTTTAACCTGTGACAATACCTTGCCGTTTGAGTCTGTTCTCAAAACATGTATGTCATCGAACATTGAACCGAATACGGCAACGCATGTACGAACGCGTTTATGGTAGAAGTGTCCTCCCATCATTACGATATATCTCCAAATGGATTGGTCTCAGTGAAATCGACAAAGTCATTTGCAAAGTCATCAAAAACTTCATTCTGTGACAGTGGTTGAATTTCGTTTATACCTTCGTTCATGGTGAGTAGTTTAAATGAAGCGTACATTCCGATTACTGGTGTGTCAGGCGTCCACAGATGAAACTTACCGTCTGTAGCGCCAGTATGTGCTATAGTCAAAAATCGAGTTTGGCTGTTGAATGATGTGACTTCTCCTTCTATTCGATAATCACCAAAGTCTTGATAAACGGTTTCGCCTGGATAGTAGTAATTATCTTCACCCGTATTTTCCATAACCAATTCGTATTGGAATGCGTGCTCACGTTCAACACGATCAATAGCACTGATACCAGTGTCAAAGTCTTCATCTGAGAATTCGAACAACTCGCAAGTCATACGGAATTGTGGTAACTGGGATAGTTGATAGAACGGTGATTCAGTCTCGACCTTTTTAACCTCAAATAAAGATTCAGACAATGGGAGATAGATCACATCACCCTCTCTAGGGCGGAATTGTGCTTGTGATAAACGATCACCGATGAGTTGTCTCCATCGACGACGTGCAATAACAAAAGTTGCTTGGTCTCTTAGCTCAATACCAAACTTGGTAAATAGATCTCCGTCACCTTCAAACGCTTCACCGTTTTCGATGTAGACTTCGACTTTATATGCGTCAGAGAACTGAGACTCAATAGTATCCAAGAAGATATCTTCTCGCTCAACAACTTCTCTCGGCAAGTAGTATACGTCTTGGCCATAGAATTGGATTGCTTCTATTAAAAGATCTTCGTAGAGGTTTTGTTCTTCTCTATGCTTTAAACTGATATATGGATTAGTTGCCATGTCTTACCCCATGAAGAACATCGGACCTTCGTCTTCTTCGTTACGGAATTTTTCCATCATTCGTTCGATGTCTGCTAGCGCATCTTCATATATCAGACGAGCATTAACGGTCACGCCGCCAGGCAATGTCATACCATCAAATTTAATTAGGTTGGTACCCCATTGACGCTTGATCAATGCGGTTGCATATTCTTTTAGGAATCGGTGATTCCATAGCGAGTTATATTCGTTTACCGTTTCGTCTGGATTACGAATACCATAAACCTCAAATATAACATAGTCATCCACTTTAAGGTTCGTTTTGGAAACATGTAAATTAACACGATTATATTGTCTGTCAAATGTAATCTGAGGTGTGCCACCCAGTTTCATATCTAATAGTGCTAGATTTTGTTGCATCTGTTCATAGTGCGCAAGGTCACCTAGCATACCCCCTTGACGAGTAAAGTCAGAAATGGTATATGCCATCAACTGCCATGCATCACTGAACCAGCCAGTATGAGCATTTCCAAATGTCATGGGGATCATACGAACGACGGCCGAAAGATCTAGGTCGTCACTAAAATCCACATATTGATTATCGACATCAGCCTGAGTCAATTGGTGCTTTAGATAGTATCGTTTAGATCCATCGGGGTGATGTTCACGGAACCACTGTAACGCCTCATCAATTCGGTCGTCGAGTTGTTCTTCGTCAATGTTGACTTCAACTACCGGATGCCCTAAGGCACGCAGGCAGTAATCAATCAATTCTTCTCTACTTGTTGAATACATTACTATAGTCCAGTATTAGTTACCCTTCTATTTATACGTTTATTTATACGTAAAATAAACATAAAAAAAAGGGGGACCGAAGTCCCCCTTTCATATCTTGGTCGAAACCTAGATTAGTTTACAACAACACCGTTCACATCGTATACGTCGATACGGTAGTGAGATGGAGTTTGTCCACCCAGTGCGTTTGCGTCAGATGAAGATGCAACGTGTAGATCGGTTGCAACTTCTGCTTCATCAATCTTAATCTCACCAGTAGTAGAGTTATAAGTGATACATAGACCACCAGATAGAGCTGTCTTAGTACGCTCTGGAGTCCAGTACTTATTAGTACTTCCTTCTGATACGTTATCTGTATCCCATGCTAGGATTGCAGATGTAGATGACTCTAGAGAAGTCAATCGAGTACCGTGTCCAGCAACCGCACCTGTTAGAGTGCTGTCAGCAGATTGGAACTCAGCAACGATTTCTGCAAGAGAGTTTAGTGCAGTTGCGTCTGTGTTAGACAATACATTAGAAATCTGAGACTGTAGTCCAGCTTCCGCAGATGTCGCACGAGTTTCTTCAGCGTCAATCGAACTCTGTAGTGCGCTATCAGCAGAACTACGAGTAGATGCTTCTGCATCAATGTTTGCCTGTAGACCACTAACATCACCACCTGTAGAAGATGTCAATGCATCGATGTTAGACTGTAGAGTAGCCTCAGCACCTTCCGCACGTGACTTCTCAGTCGCAATTTCCGCAGAGTTAGCATTATCACCAGCGGTAATTGCAGCACCGTTGATGTTGATGTAGCCTAGAAGTTGTGAACCAAGGTTAGATCGAGTTGTTGCTTCTGCATCAATGTTTGCCTGTAGTGCAACATCACCAGCACCACGTGCAGACTCTTCAGCAGTTAGGTCCGCTTCGAGTGCAGTGATGTTGTTCTCAGCAGTAGTCAATCGACCACCGTTTGCCGTGATAACACCAGATAGGGATGCGTCAGCAGTTTCAAATGCAGATACAATCTCAACCAATGTGTCTAGAGACGCAGGGGAACCAGAAATAATAGTACTGACCTGATTCTGTAGACCAATGATGTCAGACTCTAAAGCAGCATCAGCAGAACTACGTGCAGATGTTTCTGACACGATGTTCGCAGCGTTAACTGCTTCTGCACTTGCCGCACGTCCTGCTTCCGCATTAATCTGTGCTTGTAGACCAGATACGTCACCGGACTGAGTTGAAGACAGTGCATTCAGTTCAGTGTGTAGTTCGTTGATCGCTGGAACAACCCCAGATACGGTTGTGTCTAAAGAAGGAGATCCACCAAAACTATACTCCTTGATGGAAAAATCTGCAAGTCCAAAGGCACCGCCACCCAACCAAAATAGAATGTGTAGATCGGCTACATTTGGGGTTATATATCTTATACGATCTGTTTCTACTACTTCATACTCATTTCCCCAGTGATGACTCTGAAAGTTCGCTTCATCGCCTGGGAAAAACTGGCCATTGTAATGTTTAAATAACAAGTTGTTATCGTATCCATCATTGAAGGTATGACCTCCTGTCGGTTTTACCGAAGCAGGAATAATGGCCATATAGTTAGATCCAACCATCGCACCCCAAGTACTTGCTCTATATGATACCTCATAGGTTTTACCGACTTCTAGCGTGATTGCAATGGCTGCAGCTTCAGAACCTGGCCTAATAATTTCAACACCAGTTACGCCAGAGGTGCTTCTCACCACACCGTTAGGGAAGGTGAAATCAGAAGTAGATAAAGTGCTTTTTCCAAGTTCTGGTGCTCCTGCAACAGGTCCCGCACTTGTTGGTTCACCTTTAACAAACAAGTCAAGTGCATCAACGACAGTCTTGTCTTCTTTAGTAGCAAGAGCAGCAGTAGTTGCGGCATCGTCTGCTTTAGTAGCAATAGATGCAGTAACAGTTGATGCGAAGTTTGCGTCGTCACCTAGAGCAGCTGCTAGTTCGTTCAATGTATCCAATGCCGCAGGGGCAGCGTCTACAGTTGCAGCAACAACTTGGTCAGCATATGCCTTGGCGTCCGCTTCAGCAGAGTCTGCTTTTGCAGTTGCGTCAGCGGATGCAGTTGAGATTGCTTCTGACTTAGCTGTTGCAATCGCAGATGTTAGAGATGAAGTATCTCCAGACTGAGTTGCAGACAATGCGCCTAGTTCTGCGTGTACTTCGTTGATCGCTGGAACAACCTGAGTTGCAGTTGTGTCTAGGGATGATGGAGATCCTACGATAGATGCATTACTATACACCTGATTGCTAGAAGTATCACCACCAACAGCCACAATTGCATAGACAAGCTTCACATCTACACTGTAATTCAATGGGATAGAAATTGATCCTGAACTTCCCATATTACCCGAAGAATATAGAGCTCCAGTACCATAGCTATCATAAGAGCTTGTGATAACTCGATCTGCTGGGACAATGAAGAAAGCCGCTTCGTATCCATCTGGACCTGTAAAGTCAACACTAAATGTCCAAGACCCAGCTGGGACAACAACATTAGGGTGCGAATTTTGATGGATGGATCCGTTTGGACTACCATTCCACTCAGATAATGATACTGATGCTGGAGATCCTTTAACAAACATGTCTAGATCAGCAACAACAGTCTTGTCTTCTTTCAGATCAAGAGCAGCAGTAGTTGCGGCATCGTCTGCCTTAGTGGCAATTGAAGCAGTAACAGTTGATGCAAAGTTTGCGTCGTCACCTAGTGCAGCTGCCAACTCGTTAAGAGTATCCAGTGCAGCAGGAGCGGCGTCAACAGTTGCAGCGACAACTTGATCAGCATATGCTTTAGCACTTGCTTCTGCCGCATCTGCTTTAGAAGTTGCGTCAGCAGCTGCGGTTGATACTGAAGCAGAATCGCCAGCAATACGCGCCGCAGACTCATTTGACAGATCGGTACTTGATCCGGTTGATGCCGCATCAACATATGCCTTAGTTGCCGCATCTTGTGCAGAACTTGGGTCAGCCATGTTGGTGATCGCATTGCCATCCATATCAACATCAGCAGTCATCTGAATGTTAGATGAACCTGAAGATGTGCTGATACCAGCAGTACGAGCATTTGCAGCCGCAATAGCAGCTGTGTTTGCCGCAACGTCTGCAGGAGTAGCAACACCACTTGTT